TACTAACATTGAGAGACCAGCAGTTGTAGTATCTGTAGAACGAATTACAGTAAATGGTGTAGAACCTGCTATTACAAGTTTTCCATAAGTTGCTGGTGAAGCGTCTCCAATTCCAACATTGCCTGAAGTATCAACAACCAATCTTGTAGCACCAGCAGTTTCATCATATAAAACAAATGAATCTGACAATCCACCATGTACGCCAAGTGCATAATTTCTTGCATCATTAATAAATCTTGTTTGCACAATACTATTAGAACTTGTATCGCTTAGAGTTAATTTAGAAGCAGGACTAGCAGTCCCAATTCCAACACGATTATTACTAGAATCTACAACTAATGTAGTTGTATCGACTGTTAAGTTGGCTGACATCTTTACATCGCCAACAATATCTACGGGCACGGATGGAGAGGCTGTACCCAATCCTACACGAGAGTTAGAGTTGTCTACCACAAAAGTAGGTGAGTCAAAGGCTACATCGTGAGATCCTACAGTTAGAGTGCCTGGAGTAGTTATGTTGCCCGAAAGTTTTGCACTTGTTACGGTGCCATCGCTTGGAGTTCCTATGTTTACTGGGTTTATTATATAAACTGTTACGCCCCTACCAGCTATAACGCCTGTAGTTATTGTCAAAGTGTTAGTAGAAATAGTGTAAGCGTCTTGGTCTTGGAAGACACCATCTACAAAAACTATTAAGTTTGTTTCAGCTGCTGGAGTGTCAGATAGAGTAAAAGCTGTTTGTGGACTGCCTCCTACATCGGCCGCTGTAAAAGAATCTACAGTTAAATTAGAGCTTTGTAAGTTAATTAAGTTATCTACTATAACTTCTAAGGCCATGCCGTCTGGTGGTGCGGCATCAAAAGTAAGAGTAGAACCAGAAAATGAGATAGTGTTGTGGTGTTGTAGTACACCATTTAGGAAGACCATGGCGTTAGCTTCTACGCCTGGGTCAATACCTATGTTGTAAGTTGTTGCACTACTAGCTGTAGTAGCATTGTAGACTGTTTGGTTTGCAGATTTAGCTGCAATGTTTTCTTGAATTGTTTCGAGAACTGCAGCAGTAAGCCTGAGTTCAGCTGCATCTCCAGAGCTAAAAGCCCTTGCTGTTGTACTTTCTTGGGCACGGACAATAGTAAGAGTATTACTGGATCTACCCGTAACTTTTACTATTTCGTGATTAGTGCCATCATCAAAGGTGCAAAAGAAAAATTCTCCTGCGCCTAAACTTGGAAATACACTGCCGTCTGTTACTGTAGCGCTTGTCGCACTATTGTTTAGGCTAGACCCAAGCGTTGTTTTGGCATTGTTCTTAAAAACAATTCCCATAAGTAACGTCTCCTATTTATATTAGCTGACCGTTACTGTCCAGGTTATTGTCATTGAGTCATTAGCTCCTTTGTTAACAACGGAAAATACGGTTCTACATAATAGAGTACCACCAGAAGAAGCGTTAAATAACCCCGCTTCTGTAACAGCACCTGTACCTGTTCCAGCTGCAAAAGTCGCTACGTAAGTAACAACAGCTGCAGAAACATTGGTGCTTGTTAAAGACACTCTACCGAGTGCTGATCCTAATGTAGTATTGCCTGCCGCTGCCGCGGTACTACCACTACCAATTTCCATGTGAGACATGGCTGTAGCAGAAGCATCCTTCATACGGGAAGCAACATACCCTTTTCCAGCTGTAACAACTAAGTTATCGACTTCTTGTACAGTATCGCCGTTTATAGCTATCTGTAACTTACCTTTTAATTTTAAGTCGTCATTAATCATATTAGCTCCATTTTAGTTTAAAACACTAGTATTTAGTGCAGATGTATTCAATACGCTCCCGCCACCAGGAACAAACAGAATTTCAACTGACTCAGATATTGTAGCACTATCTGTAAAAGATGTGTCAAAAGATAAACCCAAACTTTCTCCGATAGAAGGCGCATCAGAGAAGGGATCTACTGGCGCGTTGGACAAACTTGGGGAGTCTGAAAGACTAAAAGCATCTACAAAAGCCGAATCTTCACCTACAAAACTAAAAGAAAAGCTCTCTGATATGTTGATTGTGTCTGCTATCGCAGGTTTAGTTAAAGCAAAAACTGGTGCATCTGTGATACCAAAGACGTTACTTTTATTAAGACCAGATTGTGTAGCTAAGTTGTCTTCAGCACTAGCTAAGTCATCTAAAGCGTAAGCATCTGTAAAAGTTCTTTCATAAGTAACAGTTCTATCTAGGCTTTCTGCTATAGTAGGGGCGTCAGAAACAGGCCTTTCAAAGCTTTTTGCTGGTACGTCTAACATCAACATATCCCCAGCAGCGCCTACATTAGCCTGTCCCCCCATAGCCGAGTGGTTCGTGCAATAGTAGTAAAGAGTAGATGGAGTAGAGCCCGTAACTACTATTCGTGTATAAGCACCAGAAGATCCAGCAGTTCCGTTCGTGGTTACGTTGGTTGTGTAAGCAGAACCTCCGCCGTGGGTACCATTAGAAGTAGTGGATAACCGTAACGGATGACTAGCATTACTAGAATCGGACTGGTCAAAAGTATAGGTAGCTCCGATTTTTAAGCTCAACGTGTCTTGACGCACGCCATTTATATAGTATTTATTAGCTCCATAATAAGACTGGACTACAACTGTAAATGTCTGATCTACGGCACTAGAATCATCAACAGCTTTGCCTACAGCTTTTGCATCAGACTCGAGTATGCTAGTGGTATCAGCTTTGCCCAAACCTGTAGAAAGGACTTCTGAATCAGTAAAGCTATAGCTATCTGTAAATTCTCTAACATAAGACACTACTTTGCTAAGTTGTTCAGCCACAGAAGTGGAATCTGCAAGCGCTTTATCTAATGCTTTGGCTAGTTGCTCATTAATTATTGGCGTGTCGCTTGATGCTTTACCAAAGTCAAACACGTCCGAATCAGTAAAACCAAAGGATTCTGCATTAGGTGAGTTGTATTGCGCGCTAAAGTAAAGATTTTTAGTGTCTGCGTCTATAAAGACATCTGCAGCTGTAAGCTGTTGAAATGCAACGATTTGTTGCATATCGATAAATTGTACTGTGCTTTTTAGGTGCTCAAAAGAGCTTACAGATTCAGTAGAGTCTGTTTGTATTACCAGCTCTAGTTGCTGGTAGTCTACTGTAAACTTGAATGCCATTAATCAAAATCGTCACGTACTTTAAATTTTATTAGATCTTGTACTGTTTGTATGTTTCCATCCGATTTTGTAAATTCAAGTTCTCCTTCAAAAGTACCAGCAGTTGCCCATGTTCCTGACGGAAATAGTAAAGTGCAAGTGCCTGCGCTAGGAGCAGAAATAGTAGCTGTAATAGTTGATAACACTGTAGTTTTACCTACTTCTCTTACTCTTAGTTTTACAGAACCTCCTGTTAAATTTACAGGGGCCCAAGTTGTGCTGTCCTCTATGTCTAAAGTAGCACCAGAAGCAGCAGTGTTGCTGTCTTTTAGGTTAAAAGTAAGTTCAGGGAGTGTATCTCCTACTACTAATTTTATTGTGTCTGAATATGCCATAATTAATTTTACCTCTCTAATGCTCTAGTGTCGAGTTGACTATATACAGGAAAATAATCAAAAGCTTGTGCCTCACCTTGTAGTAAATTATAAGCTCTTTCTGCTCCGGGTCCAAGAATAGGAACAAGAGCAGGCTTTCCGTATCTTTTTTCTTCCATAACAAGTGGTAAAGCTAAAGCTCCTGGGCCTAACATACCGCTTCTATCTAAAACTTCAAACCAATATCTACCGTTTGACATATTTTTAGAGGCCCTATAGTTTACACCTGGGTCATTTGGGTCTATACCAGGTAACATATAAGATAGACCTATTTTAAACCTTTCTCGCATATCCCAACCTAACATAGTCAAAGGCGTAAGGAGGGCAGCCCCAAAGAATAAAGGATATATAGCAGTAGGAAGTATTCCTGTTTCTCTATATCTAGTTTTACCTTCTCTGTACAAACCCCCCATTATATTCTTGCCATAAGCATAATAAAAAGATTTAAGTTGCCACACTATCGCCCAATGCGGGTCAGAAGCCCAGATAGGTCTTTCTGCAGCGTTTGGTCTTACAATAGCTTCATCTACAAACCTACCTAAAGCAGTTTTTACTTCAGGGTGAGCATCTATGTCTGCACCATTCCAATCATTAACTTGTTTAGCAGTTAATCCTAAATCTGCTAAATATCGTTTAGAAAGCATTACAACTTGATCTCCTTCATACCCTTCTTCTACTATTTTTGCATGTTTAAGTAAAAAGTCTCTCGCCATACCTGCTGCAAATTTTCTAGTAAACACAGTCCATCGTTCTAGTTGAGTTAACCTAAACCAACCATTTGTAGCTTTTTTAGCTATTAAAGACACCCCATCAAGTTCACCTGCATACAAAATAGTGGTAGCCATAGCTTCTCTACCATTTGCACCTATGTCTCTTGCTAGTTGTTCTGCTTCTCCTTTACCTAAAGCTTGGGTTACATTCTTAACAATTGTTTTTAATTCAAAGTCTCTGCTTCGTAAAATTGGCCCAGCCCCATCTGGTACAGATGCAAACACTGCCATACCTAACAAAGTAAGAACATTTAAAGTCAGCATTCCATCATTTATATTACGCCACATATTAAAACGTATAGGATCTATTCTACCTAACATAGCGTTTACAGCTTCTTTTGCATGCCCTCGTTCTTCTTCTGGCAAAGCATTTATCAATTGTTTAATTCTTCTACCACCGCCTCTTTTTTGTAATTCTACTTGTCTAGTTACATCTCTTAAATATTCTAATATTGCTATTTCGCCCGGAGCAGCTAATCCTTCTTCTACAAGAGTAGGAGTGTTTAAATTTTCAAAAAGTCTGGCTCTTGGGACAGGCATTCCTAAACCATGTCCAGAAGAATCATCTTTTTCTACAGTCGCATCTGGATTCTTTTCATTGTTGGATATCATCTTTTCTACTTGTTTAACTATGTAGTTAGGGTCTTTTATTTGCGGGTTTGCTTCTATTAAAAGTTCAATAAGTTTTGCTTTCAATTTAGGGTTAGAAGCAATTTCTGCTACTAAAATAATACGAGGGAAAAAATTAGGTCTTCTTTTAATTTTTCTTTTTTCAAATTCCATTGTTTCAAAATTAACTGCCGTAATTTCATATTTGTCTAACTCTAAAATATCATAAACATCAAAAAGAAATTTACGTATTATCTTTGCTCTAGGGGATAAAGCTTCAGTTGGCTTACGTTCGTCTTGCGCTTCTCTAAAAGCATCTATCTCTTCTTGGGTAAAAGAACTATCGTATATACCAGTTACAGCTTGTTTAATTTGATCAAATCTTCCAACTTCTTCTTTAGGCTCCATGTTTAAATCATTAACTAGCTTGTTAACTAATTCATTTAACGACCTATTAGCTTCGTTTATAAACCCGGGTTCTCCAGTTTCCCCGCTTACTTTATGAAATATTTGACCAAGTTCTTTGCCTACGCCTGTGTCTTTACCTAAAGTGTCTAAAAAACCACGTGCGGTAAAGAAAAGTTTTGTAAGCCAAGAAGGCATTTTGCCACTTTTTACCATATTGTCTGCGTCTTTGTTAATTTTTCTTATAAATTTTATGCTTGTTTTATTACCAAACATACTATCTATTAACTCTTCTGCATGAGCTCTTTCTGTAAAACTCATGTTATCAGTAGCTTCTTGCAGAGTTCTATCTCTTAGCCCTTGTATAAACTCTCCTACCGTTTCATCATAAGTAAATCTTCCTTGATAGAAATCATTAACATCCATAACTGCATCTAATTTAGCTTCCCCTGATTGCTTTTTTAAAACTGGGTTTTCTTGAACTACTGAAGCCATAAAATTACTGTTTACAATTTCTTTAGCTTTAGCATTGTAAAAAGCATTCAAAGCCTTTGCCATAGTGTTTGCATAGTTGTCTACTATGTTGTTAGCTTTTAAAACAACACCTTTTTCTAAATCAAATAAACCTGAAGAAACTTTATCTACAAAAAATTCTTCAAACCCATTTTCTTCAAAATACTGATGACCAGTCAGCCCTTGTTTTTCAAGTTCTTTTTTTGCTTGTTCAAAATTTTTCATAAAAGCTCTTCTCAACAAAGGATTTTTTAAAACTTTGCCCATTTCAGATCTAAAGAAACTATGCCCTACTTCATGTCCTAATATAAGAGTAAGGAGACCAGTATCATAATCAGTTAAAGCCTCTGGGTTATTTAAAACAATAATATCAAAAGTTTTAAATACATTTTGCATATAAGCCCCAACTCCTGTACCGGGACCAGCACCTTCTTTAACTTCATTTAATTTTCTATTTAAATCTATTATCATATCTTCAAATGTCGATAATTTTTGATTATTAGCTGCTGCATAAGCATTATATGCTGCTAAATATCTTTCAGCTTCTTGTTTAAAAGCAGGCACCTTATTTATAGTTGCTGTCAGATCTATAGTTTCTTGTCTAGTGTACAGCAAAATAGGTCTGTTCATTTTTAAGTGTTTTTTTGCAAGTTTACCTATTGTTAAAAAGTATTTTTTTGCTTCACTTGAGGTATTAGCTTCTAAAGCAGCACTAAGAAAAACTTTTTCTTCTGTTTTGATTGGTTTTTCATCTACTGTTTTTGTTTCTTGTTTTACTGTTATTTGACTTCTACTAAGGGGCTGTTTGTTATATTGCTCTAGCTCTCCATCCCAATATTTTTCTTGTGTCTGGTCTCCTTGAAAATCTCCTTGTATGCCTTCATTAGGATTAGTTGTGTCCTCTATATCAGCTCTAGGGTCTAATGTTGTACTACCGCCTGCTACTTCTGCTTGTCGTAAAGCAAACTCTAAATCATTACGTTGAATATATAAATTAGCAGCAGTGTTTCTTTTGCCATTTTTTTTAGGGCCGTAAAGTTTATTAATTACGTCTATAAACTCATCGTACTGGTTATCTATAAATTCACCTTGTTGTTGGTCTCGCAAAGTTGCAAAATCTTTTAATTCTTTTTCTAAAGCTTCTATTTCTTTAGTTTTTTCTTGTATTTGATTTTCTAAACCTTTTACTTCGCCAAGTGTAGGCTGTTCGCTTATTCCCAAAGATTCTTCAGCGCCCCTTGCTACTAAATCTCCTAAACCTAGTTGAACTTCTCCTTGTTGTTCTGTAACTACTACAAAATCAGGATCTTGCAAAGATTCATCTGTAATTTTTTCACCTTTAAATCTAAGCTCGTAATCAGGGTCTTCTTCAAAAGTACCGAAAACACTAGTAAAGCTATCCGCCAAAGATTGGTAATATTGATCATTAGAAAGAGCCCCCATTCTAGCTAGAACTTTTCTATACTCTCTAACAAGTTTAGGCATATCAATACTTTGAGGCATACTAAAATTACCGTCAGGTTCTCTAGTAGTTACAGTAAATAAACTGTCTGCGAAACCTTCTCGCACTTCTCCAGTGTTAGGGTCTACTACTCTTTTCTTTTTTCTACCGGTTTGTTTAGCTCTTCGTACAATCCTATCAAACTCAGGTTTAGCTTGTTCATAAGATTGTAATTTTTTTAAAGGCTGTTCATATTTATTTATTACGTAACCTTCTTCTTGAGGGTCTATTTTATATACTAATTCAGTATTATTGTCTGTATCTATTTCTCCAAATCTATCTACTCGTTTTATAAATTCTGTTAATAAAAGCCTAGAATAGTTATTCTCATCTATGTTTTTATCAAACTCTTGACGAAAATCTGGGTGAGTAGCTAATCTAGCATTTTTAATTAACTCAGAGGGAGGTGTTTGTTCTTTTATAAATTCTGGATTTGGTTTAGTCCAAGGTTGTTTATTTCTGTTTAAAATTGATTTTTCGTTTTCTTTTTTAACGGGTAGTACACGCACGCCGTCTTCCACTATTTCAGAAGCTTGTGCAAACCTTCCAGTGTCATCTCTAAGACCTGTTGTGCCTTCTGGGTCTATTACATTACCAGTTCCCATAACTTCAGCTGCTTCTTCTTCTGATAACAGACTCATTTGCCTTATGGTCCCTACATCATCTAAATCAACTGCAGGGGTATCTACTAAACTTTGTCTTTCATCTAAATGTTCTTGTGCTTCTACAATCTCATAACTGTATTTATCTGAATTATTAAATAGCTTTTTAGCATTTTCAAGATGTACGCCGCCGTCTTCTTTTGGGTCTCCTGTTTGGTGGTAATGCACAAGTGAACCTGTTTCTTTGTTTCTAACTTGCACTACCCATTCGTCTGTGTTTCGTCTACCTCTTGGGTATCCTAATATTTCAACTAAAGTATTTTCTAAAAGCTTTGTGCTAGGCATATTGTTTTCCATAATTCTTTGGAATCTTTCTACTACGGTTGGATCAGTAGAAAACAAAGTACCACCAAGTTGACTATCTTCATCCCCCATTTCATAACGAAAAACACTACCGGGGCTCCTTAATACTAAACCTTCTGTTTCTTTTTCAAATTGAGCAAGTTCATCTGCACTATTAATATCTACCCAAACTGCTTTTTTATCGTTGTCTGGATCTAGCATGGCCTCAAACTGGTCTTCAATCCATTGTTTAGGTTCTATTTGAACTCCGGCGCCTTCTGGCCCATACTTCTGTCGCACCATATTAATCAAGGCGTCTCTGCCTTGGTAATCATCTAAAAGATTTTGAGCTTTAGAAGTTGCGCCTTGTATAGAAGCACCACCAATACCAAAAGTTACACCAGCAGTTAAACCAGCTAAAGCAGATACACTTCTATCAAGATTGGCTTGTTGTTGGGTATATTTTTTATCTAGTTGTCCATCTAAACGAGGGTCTAACCTACCCATTTTTTGTTGTACTTCTAACTCTGTCTGTAACAGTTCTGTTATTGGCTCTCCAACTGTGCTAATCCCTAACGCCTTAGCCATACCAGGTAAAGCACTTGGCCTAGGCATATTTTTACCAGCTGGAGTTAAAACAGATTTACGTGCGGTGGTTTTAGCAAAGTTGTTTAGTAAACTTCTTAACACAATCGTTTCAGTTGCTCCGCCAATAGCCGCGCTAAGTCCACCCTGTCCAATAGCTAAAGCAGCACTAATTGGATCATACTTATCTTGGTCCGCATAATTTGCAAAAGCAGTACCAATCCCTCTAGGAGCTTCACCTCCAGTTATACCAGCAAATTGTCCTATTGCAGTTCTTTTGGTCAAAACATTTTTTTGATACTGTTTGTAAACAGCTTCCATAATTTCTTTTTCAGCTTTTGTTAAACTTTTTTGAGCAGCTGCTTTACTTACAGCATTAGCGATTGTGGTCTTTGAAAAATTTTTAAAAGCTAATTGTTTTGTAAGTTTATTTAAACTTTTTTTACCCGCAGCCGTTGCAGTCCCTCCAGCCATAAGACCCGCAAGGCCAATCGGAACAGTTGCTGGTGCAGTATAAATAGCTGCTGCTGTTCCTATTAAGGCTCCTGTTATGGTAGTTAGAGCAGATAAGCCTACTTCACCAATTGTTGCAGGGGCTGCTCTGTTCCAAAACTGTTCAAAAGTAGGTTCTTCTATAAACTTTTCCCACTCTTTAGCCATGTCTAAAGCTCCAACAACATTTGCAGCTTCTTCTTGGTCTTTTACACCTTTCATAACAAACTTTTTAGCTCGTTCTTCGTTGCCTACAAGAGCATTAAAAGCTCCTCTTGTGTAATTAATATCAGCTGCAAACTGTTTGCCGCCTTTTTGAAAACCAGTTGATATTCTACGACCCCCTTGGGCTTCTATTTGAGATAAGAGTTCTGGGTCAAAACTTGTGTCGACAGCACCACCACTAACTTGATCAAGTTGTTTTTGAAAGGAAGGAATAGGGTCGTAGCCAGATTTAGCTGATGTATCTTCTTCGTTTTGAGATTTTATAAAATCTAGTATAGGATCTGACACGTTTAGCCTTCATCTGATTTTGGTAAATCTGTATCGCCGATTGCATCTAAATTTTGCATTAGCCAGTTTAATTCATCTCCAGTGATTGAACCATTTGATATAAATTTAGCTAGCTCTACGGATTCCTCTAATTCTTCTCCGCTTGCTGTGCCTTTTGCTACTATCTCTACAGGTTTACCCTCTTCATATCTAATAGCCATAACATCTTTAAGGTTGTTTACTAAAGCAGCACCACTTAAATCATTAGCCCAAACATCCCCCCAATAATCACTTAAAGTTTGCCCGCCTCGTAAAGCACCTTTTCCTGCAACATTTCTAAGTAAAGGTATTCCTCCAAATATAGCGTTCCAAATAGTTTCGTCATTTTCTAAAGAGTTAAATACTTTTTGCAAAATAACTTCTTCTTGCATTTGTTTGTGTTCGAGATAACGCCCCGGTTGTGCATAATTGTAGGTGTATATATTATGACCATCTTTGTTCCACATTTTTTGTAAATTAGCTTTTGCCGTTTCATCATCTCCTGCAATAGCTAAAAATGCTGCTTCAGCAGTGTCTACATATTGTTTACCTAACTCATTTTTTCTTGAAGCATTGTAATAATCTAAACTTATACTATCTAAATCATTAACAAACACACGGAACTGAGTAGCTTTTTCAGGCATTTCTGGGTCTCTTCTACGAGTTGCGCCACCCATTTTCATTATTTCTCTTAAGTTTTGAGTTTGTGTTACAAAATCAATGCCGCCTTTTTTGTTATAATCACCAGTTTTTAATTTTGCTGTATTGTCTGTAAAAGTACTATTTATTGTACCAAAGGCACCTCTAACTCTTTCTGTCTCATCCAAAGCTAAACCGTTGTAATATTCTTCTTTCTCAAAAGCAAACTCTGCCCATTCTAAAGCACTTGCATTTTCTTCTTTAAGCCTAGTAGTCTGTGCTTTATAGAAATCAGTTTTTCCGGTTTGTTCTGCAGTGTCTGCTGTTTGTCCTGCACGTAATTCTGCGCTTCTTTGGTTTTGCGCGGTAGCTAAACCTGTAAAAGCTTCTGTTCCTCCACCTGCTACACCACTATAGAAGTCGTTGAAAACACCATCAGTGGCTTCTTTTGGAGTTTGGCCATTTGGTAAAACTAACTTACCACTAGCATCTGGTCTAGCTGCAACAGTATTTATAAGTAAAAGTTCTTTATACTGTTCAGCAGGATTTTTGCCTTCGTCTTGACGTTTTTTTAGTAAATCTGGAGTAGAAGCAATTCCTTCTACTTGTAAATCTTTAAAAATTTGACTTTGTTGTGCGTTACTTATTTGATCAAACTCTCCCGTTTTAACTAATCTATCTATTTCATTTGCTAAAGTTTCACCATCTAGCCCTACAAGGGAAGGATAAGCTTGCTCAAAAGTTTTAGGTGCGCCTTGAACGCTTACCATAACATCTTGTTCACTACCTGGTACTATTGTTGGGTCTTGCGTAGAAGCCGCTACTTCTTCAGCTGCAAATTTAGGGTTAGCATTATATATAGTTTCTAAATTTTGTAAGAAAGCATGTGTGGTGCCCCTACCTACATTTTCATCAAACACACCTGTAACAAGCTCACCATAATCCATATCACCCGCGCCACCTACACTGCTTAAGTCAAAAGTATTTCTTTTTTCTACTCTTCCAATTTCTCTTGATCTATCAGGTAAAAGCCTATCTGCATCCATATTAAATTTGTCTACTCTTGCTTGTAGGCCAGCTTCTATTTGGCTTTTTGTATAAACTGTAGGAGTATCGTCTGCTTTATCTGTTCCAAAAAAATTAAGCAAGCTAAATCTACCTTCTTGGTTGATTGCAGGAGTTACATAACCTTGTAAAGTACCATTTTCATATTGTTTTTTTAATTCAACAGCGTTAGCATCTCCGGCAGCAGCAGCTTCCATAATAGACTTAGGCACTGCTCCGCTTTTTGCTGGAGTCGGAGCAAACACTTGTTTGTTTTTCTTTTTAATAAGTTTACCGTCTTGTTCCCCATGATATTGACCCATCATTTCGTTCATCAACAAAGAATTAGAAACACCTGTTCGATTTCCTTTAGTAAGACCCCCCAGCTTATCTACTGCATCTACATTTAAAACAATATTTCCATTATTTTCCTCTGTGACAATACCAGCCCCTTTAAGAACTTCTAAATCTGCGTTCCACTTCTTTAACTCATCATTTTCTCTTAATGTTTCTCTTGCTAATTGATTACCAAGCGCAGTCGTTTGAGCTTGTTCCATACCGCCGACCACTTGGCTACCGGCTAAAAAAGAATTCATAGGGTTAGTTGCCATGTTAAATCATAAAGGCTGCTAATAAAGCAGAGCCTAATTGGCCTCCCATACCTATCATTTGTGCGCTATGTTGCGCTTTTGCGTTTTTGTAAGCTTGTTGTCTTTGGCTTTGTAGCCCAGCAGCTGTGTTCATTTGAGATAGAGCGTTTCTATTTAAACCTTGTCCAATATTTATTAGATCAGCTAAGGTAGATTGATTAATTTCTCTTTGCGCTAACCTTGCATTATTAAGAGACCCTACGCTAGCTAAACTACCGCCCCTTTGCATGGCCCTTTGTTGTTCTTGCTGTTGAGCATTAGATAACCCAGCACCCCCATACCTTTCTAAGTTACGGGCTTGTACCCCTCTAGCTATCTCTGCTTGTCTTGCAGAGTCTTCTCTAGCTTGATCTATAAGAGATGTATCATCTCTAGCTTTTAACAAAGCTTCTTCAAAACCTCTAAAGTCTCTTATGTAATTATCATAATCGTCTCTAGCCATACCTGCGAATACGCTTTGTGGGTCGTTAACATCCATTAAAGAATCTATAGTAGCCATTATGTTCCCGTAAATCCTCCTGTAGTTAAATAGTTACCAAGACGTTTAAAACCTTCTGATGCATCTATACCACCATCAAAAAACCCTCTACCTGCTTGTTTATTAATAATTCCTTGCCCAATAGTAGCACCAGCTAATTGAAACCCTGCGCTTTGTCGAGACTCTCGCATCATCTGTCTTCTTTTTGCTTGTTGTAAATTTTCACTTGCTTCTATTCGAGCAACATTAGCTAAACCAGTTGTAGCGTCTGCTTGTTGACCCCTTGCAGTAGCTAAAACCCCAACTTGTCTGTTTCTTTGTGCTGCTAACCCTTGGCTTCTAGCTTGGGTTTGTTGGCCCACTGCAGCAGAAAGCAAATCAGCTTGTGCATCAACAGACTTAGCAGCAGCAAGAGATGGCTTAGAAGTTAACGCTTGCATAGTATCAGCTTGCGCTTTACCGGCTGCATAATCTCCATAATTTTCTTTCATAGAAATATCGCGCATCTCACGCAACAAAGGAGAGTATGTCTGATTAAAGTAATCTTTTTCAGCTTTTGCTACTTTAGCCTGTATTTTTTCAGCTTCGGTAGCTTCAAAATCTGACTTTGGTGGTTTACTACTCATTTAACTTCTTTCCTATATATTCGTGTATCTAATTCCCAGCCTATTGTTTGTGCGTACGACTCCATTTCTGGTACCCGTGATCTCGCTTCGAGATACTTACAGCCAACCTGCATGGCGAGGTCATTAAACCAATCATTGTGAGCTAACCAACTATGCCCACCTTTTTCATAAGTATACGCTATCCATAACAATAATGTCTTGTCTTTTGTAAACTGATCTACTTCTACAGTCAGTATCAAAAAACCTACAGGAGAAGTGTATAAGAAAGCTCTTTCGTTAACACACTCACTGTAAACATCTTCAGGAATATAAGTAAGATGCGGGTTCTCTACTAAAATTTCTTCTATTCCAGGCTTTATAATGTTCCACGTGGAACGTACATCAGCAGGCTTAGGATCTATATATACATTAGTAGTCGATTTCTTTTCCGTATCTTCCATACCGTCTCCTTGGCATTCCGATTCCTTTATACTTAACAGTTCTTTTTACCCCAAGGTCTCCGCCTCGGGCCCTTAATTCTGCTTGTTTTGTTTCTACATTAAATTGAAATAAGTATTCTTGTGCTGCACCTATATCAGTCCATTCTCTATTTGGCATACGTAACAGTCTGTAGAGAGTTCCATATATTATTGCGTCTCTATACTGGTTAGATATTGTAGTATCTATGTTATTGCTAGTTCTAGTTGGTTTTAAAGCTAAACTAACTATAACCTGTTTAGCACCGCTTGGCACAGGCACTATCCAAAAAGTAGTAGGAGTTTTTTGTAAATATACATGAGGTTGGCCTGTTTTATCTCTCCAGTCTGGATAATTTAACTCTAAGCTACGTGGGCTTATGGGGTCCATATCATTACCATCGTGTGTCATTAGTAGTACCTGATGCACTTCAGTAGCTACTGGTATATCAAAATCATACTCATAAACACCTGCTATGGTATTAAAAGGGTCCATATCTAAAATATAAGCTTTTGACCTTTCACAAAATTCTATAGTTGCTGAACGCAAATTTTGTTCTACTAAAGTATCAGGACACATAGGTACATAAGGTAATACTTCTTTTATTAAAGAAGAATAAGCTGCCATTTTTAGTTACCTCGTTGCATCATTTTTGGAACAGATCCTATATTAGAAACTAAGTCATTGTTTGGATCTACTAACATTTGAGCCGAACTGCCTTGTCCTATGCTAGCTGAAAACAATTGATAATGTGTACTTGCTCTTTGGCTATTTGCAGCATATTCTGCATCTTTCATATACGCCCTATATAAAACAAAATCTACAATTGCATTACCATAAATATCATCTACATCTATAGTAGAGCTTGCACTACTTAGGTCTGTAGGAGATTTAGAATAAACAATTTCTACGTAAGCATTACCCGCTACACCCGGATACACATAAAATTTTCTTGGATCATCATCGTCAAAAACATAATGTTTAACTGTGGTACCATGTGCAGCATCGCCACTTACGCCTGGGTTATTCCAATCTGGTTCTTGTGTATTTAATATATCAACATTTACTAATCTAATCGCTCTGGCCCCTGTAGCACCCCCAGAAGCATCAGACATATTTCTAGTTACTTTAATTAACCGTAACCCTTCTGTGGGCAGTGATTGTAAAGTACCTGTAGCTAGTTGCATGTTAGCAGTTTTTGATGAGGAATCAGGCCTAAAATTTACAATTTCTCTTTGCGCATCATTTATGTACCTAAGCAATTCTGCTTCTGGCCATCTAACACTTGTAGTATCTTGTAGAGTATCTTGTACTCTAGTTATTATATTAGCGCCTGTAAGTGTCCCTGCCATTAGTCATCCTTTATTGTGCTGCTTTTAAATCTTCAATTAAAGCTGATTTCTTTTTACGTCTATCTAATTCTATACCAATAGTACGACCATACTCTTCTAATTGTATTTTAGTCATACTTTCAAAGTCTGGTGAAACAACTGTTTCTGCAGTTTCTACTCCTGGCATGTCTTCTATTACAACTTCTTCTACTGGAGCAGGCTCCATTGCTGGTACCTCTGACTCTTGCACTTCTGTACATCCAGCTTGTAAACAAAGTAACCCTAAGTCTTTACCAACTTGTCTTGGTTCTCCAGCTACTAAATGTATAGTAGCGCCCCAAGTAGATGCTACTGTTATATCATCATTTGAAACTATCCACATAATTTTACTCCTTAAAAATGGGTGGCTTTAATTAGCCACCCATAAAATATATCACAATTAGAATGCAACATCTAACGCAACAACCCCAAAGTCTTCAACCTGACCAGTTACGTCAGAATTGTACTTAGGTTTCTTGAGTCCGAATATTTTCCCAATTGATATACCGTTTTGGTTTCCATAGTCAAATGTATCTTCAACTATTTCAGGAATACCAATATCAGCCATTGCTAATGATTGAGCACCACAGAATAAACATCTTGAGTAGTTTACATCTGCATTAGCTCCACCTTTATAACCAGCAGCACCAGCATTTGATGATGTACCGCTTGTAGCACCAGACGTGTTAAACACGTGTCTGAACTCATGTACCATGATTCCATCAACCATTAAGCTTGATGAACCAGAGAATAAGCTTGACTGAGGACCTCTGATACCAGCTTGTCTTACGTTAGCAAGAAAATCTGAATCAAGTTTTAAGTCAGCCATTACTTGTGGTGTTACGAAAAGATGGAATGTCTCATCATTACCTTCGCCTCTTAGTCCTCTGATGTACTGATCTTTAGCATAAGCTTTTAGATCAACGATAGCGCTATAGCTTAATTTATCAGCTGCAGCAATTGCAGTAACATCACCAGCTACGATACCGTTTGTAGCATCAAATCTTCTATGTCTATTAGAAGTAGGAGCAGATACATCACTTGAGAACGCAAGATCACCAAGATTCTGTCCAGAATTTTGAACAGGTCTTAATGCACCATTGTTCTTAAGTGTATAACCGATACCACTTAGACTTAAGAATGCTAATTGGTCCATTCTGTCAGCCATTGCATAAGCAAGTGCATCTCTAGAATGTTCCCTAAAGTTCACAACTGATTTTTGATCATTCATTCTACCTGAAAGTCTGTTCGCAAATCTTAGTTGATCAAGTTGTACAACAATGTCGAAAGCTCTTAATGACTCTTCATTACCCTCTAAAGTATTGTCTCCAACTATACCATCACCAGTCATATCGGCTAAAAGTGTTAATACAGCTCTAGCTCCTTTTTCTGATTGAGTAAGCTCAGATATAATCTGAACCATAGAATTGGATCCGCTACCTGCGAATTGGTTGATGAAGGACATATTTCTAGCGACACGCCAAAAATCACGCGACCAGATCGTTAATTGTTCACTGGTCAACGCAGCAAAATTAGTATTTGCCATGATAATTCTCCTTATCAAAGTTGTTAAAAACCAGTCGTCTTTTGGAGCGACTACCTATCCGTATACCCGTTATCGTGGGGGGGACGCTCTCGTTATTTGCGGAATACGACTCCGGTTAGTTTTACGCTCTAACAAGCGAAAAACGATTTTTTACAGGAACGACCCTGGTAAGATATCGCTCTTACGTGCGAAGTTCTCTTAGTTATACCACAGTTTATCCGAAATCACCACGCATTCTTTTTAAAGTTTCTGCGGGTAACGCATCAAACTCTTCTGAGGACAACACATCTAAATCTATTTTTTTCTCTACTTTATTCTTTCCTTTTAAAGCAGGCGGTTGAGACTCAGCAGCTTCTAATTTTTTATTAGTGTTTGCTACTTTTTTCTTTTCTACTATTTTTTCTCCAACTACATCTTTTTTAGGCTCAGAAGTAGGAACTACTACAGGGCCCATAATATATTTTGCAGCTTTATCTAAAGCATCTGATCCTGAAAAACCTTGCACCATAAAAGCATCTCTTAAATCTAAAACTTCTTGAGTTTTTACTTGGTCAAAGTCTGCATGTGATTCATCTAAACTAGGAAAATTAGTAGCTAGTTCTGCAGCTTTAGCTTGTAGAGCGGACATTTCTGTACTTTCTTGAACAGTTTTACCCATTCTATTTTGCACTTCAAACATCATAGATTGACGTTCTGCGGTTCTAATTTCAGCTCTTAGTTTTGCTGCGTCTTCGGTTCTACCATTTAAAATATGTTCTTGATACGCTACTTCTTTTGCATCAAAATCATACTCAGGCTCTCCTTCTATTGTATCAACTGGATTTGTAGCTTCTTCTAATTTTTTAGCTAAAGCTTTTTGTTTTGCTAAAACTTCATCAAACCTAGATTTTGGAATCATGGGTTCTTTTGGTTCATTAACTGGTTCCGATACGTCTCCTTCAGCTTGTTGTGTATCTGAGTCATCCTCTGCCAATACTGTTTCTTCTCCTGTATCTTCTGCGACTGCAGATTCAGTTTCAACTTCTTCTGTTTCTGTTGTCTCTTCAACTTCTTCTGATGGTTCTTCTTCAGCCTTAAGCTCTTCAACTTCTTCAACTTCCGCCTCCTTTGGAAATTCTATTTCATCTTCTTCTGTTTTAGGTTCTTCTTCAAAGTTTAAATCTACTTTAAAACCTTCTGCATCTTCTGCTGTTTTTTTATCAGCCCCCGGTATACCATCTAACATTACTTTGTCGTCTGTTGGTGTTTCGGTTTTTTTATTTTTAGCCATATTAATTACCTCCTGTTGGTTTTACGGCCGCTGCCGCTAATTTAATAGCAGCTGCAGTATCAGATTGATCTTTTCTCATATCATTCGTCATTTGTGATAAACGTTCACGTAAATCTAGTTCCTCACGTTTAGTTTGAATTTTACTCTGTAATTCAGCAACCTTCAACTGTGGATCTGCTTCAGCTTGTTCTGTTTTTGCTACATTTAAAGCAGCTTCTGTTTGTAACCTTGTTACTTCTGCTTCTAATTTAGCTATTTCAAGCTGCGTGCTTCTGATTTGTGATTCCATTTGGAATTGTTGTAATTGAAGTTGCTCTTCTGTTGGAGGAGCAGTACCTTCTTGTCTTCTAATTCTTTCTGCTATATCAGCTTTACGCGATAAGTGTGAGTATTCTACTATCATATCATTTGGTATTGGTACTCCAACATTCCTAAGTTCGATAGCTTCAGCGAACTGCATTTCATCAAAATTATCTCTAGCTGGAGCGGTGCCTACAATAACGTCATATTCTCCTAAAGTTAAATCATTTATAATGACCCCCTCTGGGCTCATTTGATTAACTCTTAATTTATTTCTAGGTTTGTATGGGTCTTCATTATCAGTTACTTGAATTATACGTTCTTCTGTATAATAAGTTTGTACCATTTTTAATATTTTTTCAGCTAAATATTGTCTAGTCTTAGCTAAATTATCTAACGGTACTTGTAACAACAAAGATCCTCTACCTTGTTTAGCTTGAATTGCTACACCAGATACTTCTGGACTATCCATACCAAGCATGGCATCTGTTATACCACTTATCTCTTTTATGTTTCTTGCTGCTTTTTGACCTAACCTATCTAAACCTGTAGGTATTTGATTCGGTGGTATTTTACCGGGAGGAGTAGAACCTCTGTTATATTCCAAAACTAATCCTGTTTCTGCGCCGTGTTCTTCTAGGTCATCTGCTGTCATACCAGACAAAGACCCAGACTCTACAATCCACCCACTGTTTGCTGTTGTATTTACAATATGTAATTCTTGAGAAGTAATTTTATTAAGTTGTTCTTGAGGAGATAATAAGTTTCTTACCATTCCAAATGGTTTACCACGCCTAAAGTACGGAAAGTATGGCACGATTGTAAAATGGTCATATGGAGAATAGTCATCAAAGAGCACTACAGTATCTGCGGTCACTGTCCAACGGACTCGTCGCATTTTTTTAGAAATAATACCTAACCCATAAGTATCTGCAAATTCTTCTCTTTTCTTTTTGCCCCAGGCGTTTGGTATTTTTCTTTTATCTCCTGTTACAGGATCAACATAATACATACAATCATCTAGTTTGTAATACTGTCTTTCAATAACACGAATAGATCTAAGCATTCGTGCGTTTTCTGGATCACCAGGATACTGTTGTCCGTAGTTATATTCGTCTGTATCTCCGTATCTAGACTCCTCAAACTCCATAGAATCAGCACCTAAAGTTGTACCAGTTTCAGCAAGTAACCTAAGTTTATCTGCTTTATCTTGGCCATAAGTTTCTTCTATTTCGTCTATGCTCATCCACTTTGTTTCAAATATTTCGTTCCATGTTCTAGGGTCGTAATGTTTTGCATCTGGGTCTATGAGAATGTCTAAAGGATCTTTAGCTTCTATTTGTACTTCTCCATTTACATGGTCGTCAAAATCTATGCGAACATCAAAGTACCCCCTATCTTGAATAAGCCCATCAGAAAATACTTGAGCTTCTATCCAATCGAGTTTGTTGTTATCTGCTATTTGCGCATAAACTTGAGTAAGAACATCGGCTACTTCTTGGTTGCCACCCCCTCTAGGTTTAAATTGTATGTCTGCTTTTTTCGTGCTTTGTTCTGCTAGAACAGCATTGACCGTTGGAAGTATTGTATTAATAGTCAGAGCAGGTCTACCTTGGTCATCAAGTTCTTGCATATCGAACTCGTCCCATTGTTCTCCTCTATAGTAAGCGTCGCATTTTTTTGCCATGTGTATATAGTCTTCATGGCCATGGTCCCTAGCGCGCACGTAGGCATTAAATTGAGTTTTTGCTAAAGTAAGTTCTTCCCCTTTGTTTAACTTCTTTTTTGGTTTTTTACTTGTGTACGCCATTTATGCACTCATTGCCGTTTTCTTTTTCGGTCCTTTCGCTATTAATTCTAACCTATCTCGCCAGGAAGGTACATGCTCAGGTGCCTCATAAAAAGTTGCGTATTCCATAATCATTAAACCAACCCAGGCCAAAGCATCAACTTGGTCATCATGCACGCCGTTAGGAAAACGCAAAAGTTCAGCAACCATCGTTCCTGTCCAGACAGAATCAGCAGGAAAGTAAACTTTACCTTGTTGCATTCTACCTTGAATAGCTCTAGCTCTCGCTTCTTTATCACGTCGTCCTACTTTTAAGTCTTTGAAATATGCAGAATGGAGTCTACGTTCAGCTACACGTTTTTCTAGAAACGGCCCGATAGCCATCTCGATATGGCCTCTCTCAATACCAACAATACCAGGTCTCCATTGTTCATATAAATCCAATATTTTTTCTACTAATTCATACCCATCGTACTTGCCCCGAACAAGGTCAACTACGAACATATTATCGTACTCGTCTATTCCTACTACTAGACCAACAGAAAAGTCATTTCTATCTCTTTGTCCAATGGCCAAGTCCCACGCACAATAATAACGAAGTCTATCATAGTCTATCTCATCTGGCTCATAATATCTCACCATATCTCTAGTAAAATAATCACCTTCGTCTGATACTGGATTCTGTTGGTATAAAGCTGTCCAGTCTCTAGGGCCAATTGCACGTTGGATCATTTCTAATGATTCTAAGTTATAACGTTCGGGATGCAGGGGTTCACCGGATGCGCGAAACTCTTCATCTTCTTCTGCTATCGCAGGATACTTAACTACCTCCCAAGCATCTGCTCCATCTTCTTCTGCAGTAAGCAACTTACCAGCTAGATCGTCATCATGCCACCTAGTTAAAATTACCAGTATACCCCCACCTGGAGAGAGCCTTGTATAAGCGGTAGAAGTATACCAGTCCCAGGTTGCTTCTCTATTGTTCTCAGATTCTGCATCTTCTCGGTTTTTTACCGGATCGTCAATCAACAATACGTGCGCACCTTTACCTGTGATACCACCGCCAACACCAGCGGCCACATAACCACCGCCCTCGGTTGTTTGCCAAGATTCTACAGACTGCGAATCTTTGTCTAATTTTGTACTTTCAAATACGTTTTTGTAATTAGGTTCTCTTAGTACTTGTCTTACTTTTCTAGAAAAGCTCATCGCCAAAGAACCCGAATATGAACAGCTAATGAACTCATGACCGGGGTTACGTCCGAGATGCCAAGCAGGAAAGGCGATACTTGCCAGAGTTGATTTCCCATGCCTAGGGGGCATGAATAGCATTAATCGAGGAGATTTTTTCTCCGCCACATCTTGACTAAATTTCTCTAGTCTTCTGCAGACATCTTTGTGGACCCAACCTGCTTGGTAATCGGGATTAAACTTTTCTACAAAGGGCAGCATACGTTTTCTTGACAAAATACGTAACGCAAGCTCTTTTTCCGCTTTTATTTGTGCGTTTTCTTCTTTTTTACTTATTTTTAGTTGTTTTTGAGGTTGGGGAAGCTGGTCCGCTTCGTCCGCGGCACAATATACGCATAACCCTTTGGGTAATACGAGATTTTCTGCTAAAAGTTTCTTACACTTGTAGCATTCTAGCTTTTTAAGATCTGTCACTTACTTTTTTTTCTTTTTCATCGTCTTTTTTTTAACTTTTTTAGTTTTTTTTGGTGACGATTTTTTGTACATACCTGCGTAGCCCATATTTTACTCCTTTTGTTAACATTTCCACCTTTTTCTAGCCTGCCTTAGTCTAGAATTTGGGTTTTTTGCTGCTTTTGGGAACTTCTTCATCTGTCCTGCGCTTCTTGCACAATAAGACTTTCTTCTTTTTGCTGCTTTTGAGCCTTTTTTGACTTTCCCGGTTACTGCTCCTTTAAGTTTTGACCCTGGGTTCTTCCTTCTGTAGGCTTTTATGCCCGCTTTGGTCATCCCAGCGCCTTTTTTAGTTGGCCTAAAGTTCTTCTTGTTCCTTTTAGGCATATTATCTCTTTTTCTTGGCACGAGTCCTCCTTTTTACTGTTGGTTTTCTCTTCCTAACAATAGTTTTTACGTTACGTGGCTTCCCACCTGGATTACCCGCCGCACGTTTTCTCTTTACTGCGCTTTTACGTTGAGCTGCAGTCATAGACCGAGCCTTCGAACGTGGTACGCATTTAGGGTACTTACGTTTACTTTTGCCTTTCGCGGATTTTCTACCGCAGGATTGGTACTTGCCCTTTTTCTTTGGAGCACCAATATCAACCCAATCGCCCTTGGGGCCTTTACCAAACCATGCGGTCAGGCCACCAGTGGGCTTAGCCATTATCTATATCCGCCGCCACGTTTTTTATAAGTTCTAACTAACCAACCGTTGGCATAGGCTGATGGATAGACTTTAAACTTCCGTTTAGCTTCGGCTTTTACCCTAGAATATAAAGTAGGGTTTGTTGGTGTAGCCCCACTTTTTTTCTTAGTAGTTTTTCTTTTTTTTGCTGGCATTTTTACCTCCTGTTTTTGGTATGCTCTTATATTTATTCATTTTCTTCGCAAATTTTTTCATATCTGGTTGCGGTGCGTTTATCCCTGTAGCCTTCACTATTTTTTTGTTCCTTTTTTCTTTAAGTTGCCCTTTTTAACTGTTGCTATTACTTTTTTCTTAGACATTTTTTTTTGTGGTTGATTTATACAATGCATTATTTTTTCCTCTTTACGCCTCTACCTTTTAAGATATCGGCAAATGTTACTTTTCCATCTCCAGTTAAGTCTGGAAACTTACCTTTCATTTTTTTAACTTTACGTTTTTTCTTTCGGGCTCTGGTAGCCATCTCTTGTTTACTAGTCATTATCTTCTCCTTTTGGTTCTAAGTATTGTGTATCTACTCCAGCTAACTTTAACAGTTCTGAGTCTGGTAGTCTTTCTAATCTTTCTAACTTATCTACATTTATATTAACTTGAGTTGCTTGCTCGGGTGCAAATAGACCGTGGAGCTTGCACAACGAATCTACGACATTTTTTTCTTCAGTCGCGGTTGCCGATTTACGGTGGGCTTCAAAATACATTTGGGTTGCAGTTGTACGATCAAACTTTACTTCTTCTCGCATCTCTTCTCTTAGATAATTAACAGCTTGTTGCACCTTTGGTTTTTTAAAAACCTCGTACACTGAATCTTGGTTCTTGTACCCCGCTGCACGGCCCGCTGCCGCTTTGCTCATACCACGTAAAAAATACAAAATTACTCTTTCTTCTTGGACCGAAAGCTCGGACAACTTTACGCCAGCGTAAGGAAAATGCGACTGAAGTTCAGTTCTGTCTTCGTCGGTTACTTCAACTGCTTGAGAAGTTAATAAGCTCATACGCTCAAAATAACACATTGGGGTATATCTTGTAAATTTTTTGTTGAAAAAATTTTTTTTGAAAAATATGAAATATATCGCTCATACATCTTCTCCTCTATCATCACAGACCGCACCCCGACCCCGAACCGTTTTCCGTTTACACTTTGTCGTTTCAGTCATTGGAACCTTGTTTTGGTTTTTTGACCCTGGTCCATGTCCCATGTCCCACGCTTCTATGTTTACTACTATCATGACTACTATCATCACGCATGTATGAGCTTACATCATCATGCGTGGAGAATGTTCCGTTGGTTCCACGGCTCTAACCCCATGTGGAACCAGTTCGTGGAACCACGACAAAGCTATACAGGATATAGCTTTGCTTGCCAACGGAACATGTTCGGTTCCATGGTTCCGTTTAAATCAAAACAGAGTTTTGTAACGGACCGTGGACCACGGTTAATGGTTAAAGATTAACTTAACCTAAAACTAATGGAACCAGTGGAACCATAACCTAGAACCAGCATTCTTACAGCGTTATTTGTGTTCCACGACTCGTGGAACCAAGTGGAACCAGTGGAACCACAGATAGCTCGTCCCGAGCCATCTGTTCTCTAGTTAGGTATAAATATAAGGAGTATATTATGAAACCAAATGATTATGATTTTTATCGTTCTTACTATATCAAACAGCAAATAGCTCGTATTGATAAAGTATTTGCTAACGCTTCTCAAGAAGAGCTTGAAGATTCTTGGCAAGGAGACAGCGAGTTATACCAACTCCAAGCAGAACGCGAATATTGGATGAAGAAGCTTGTTAGTCGAGTTACTTGATTCAGTTGAGAGAAAGTAAACTTTCTCTCGCTCGGCACTTTGCAAGTGCCTCGCTCGTCGACAGTTGACCTCGTCCCGAGGCAACTGTTCGTGAGTTTTTTATCTATTAATTACATTATAAGGAGTAAATTATGTATTCAAGATATATATTAATCCCCGGTAAAGACGGGAAACAAAGGTCTCGAGAGATTGGGACTGCAACTACTAACAAAGACGGAAGTCTAACTTGTTGGGATGATGTCACTGTACCAGTTGACCCAACCAACGGCAGACCATACCCTGTCTTTATGAGAGAGATTGTGATGAAGGAAGCTTCAGCACAATCAACAGCCAGCAATGGCGTTCAACAAGAGTTACCAGTAGCGTAACTCTTGTAGCTACCATGTGAGCTAGGCACATGGGGGTTGTTACCGAAAGCACACGCTCGGATGAAAAGCCGAGCACTAATATTCAATCTTATATAGGAGTAAATTATGAATATATTGTATGGAACTGCTAGCTTGTTTGGAAAAGCAGCTAAGCTAATTGTATCAATGACATCATCTTCAACATCTAGTGTTGTAAATGGTTTCAAACAAGGCTATACAGGTCAACCGCAACAAGTTACAAGACCTGGAATCAAGCCTGTGTATAGACAAGAAACACCTGTTCAACAGGAGTTTGACTTTGCACATCCACAAGGCATTGATACATCAAAAATAGACAACGCTATCTAATAGTGTTGTTTACTAAAGGGAATGTTATTTAGGTAGCATTCCCTTTTTTTATGTTGTAGCAGTGCCAACAACAGCCAGTAATAATGTGCTTGCCTGAGTGAGTAATGTGCACTTACTACATCCTGTAGTAAGTGTTATTTAAAGCAAGTGTAATTTTTGTATACACAAGGAGGTAAACATGTGTATTGAAGAGGTGAGTATCCCTACTGAGGTGCTCAAACAAGCCGAAGCAAGCGAAATGCGTGCGCGAGCTGATTATGTGAATTCTGGTGAGTATCTAAAAGAGCTCATCAGAAGAATAGAACTAAAGCCAGAAGGAGGTAATTATGGCAGATCATTTTGACCCAAGTGACTTGGGACCAGAGGTTGTAGACATGGCAAACGGTGAGACAGGAGAACTCCTACCTGACCAAAAAACACCAGAGTCTGCGTGGAGACCAGATACCAATGGTGATCCCATTGGGAGTGAGATCAGAGCAACACAGGACCCTGTGCATTTGCCTGATTTTTACTACAGAAAATATGCACTTGATGGAGAAGGCAAGCCACTTGCTCAGAAATCAAGAGTCGATGGTATCATGGAGGTATTCAAATCTAAAAAGAATACAGCTATGACTTTCAATGCGACAGACGATGAGCAACGAAAGAAAGAAGAAGATTATTATCTTCAACAAGTTCAAACGATTGCAGATGGTCTTTTCCCATTGTTGGAGACAGACCCCCAATCAACTGGTATTAACTTTTTACAGTTGACAACCAGAACTTGGGCAGAGTTTGCATCTATTGCATACGAATACAAAGAAGAAACCGAATCAGCTAATCCAAACGACGATCTACCTACATGGTTGATTGAGCGTGAAGACAAGATGTTTGGTCTCGGTCGTAAAGCAAGAATGCTTTCTGCAGTTGTCGGACTTGTTGGTGAGAACTTTGGTCTTCAAGATCTTGGTCTCAAAGATGTTCGTGTTCAAAACGAGATTGAAAGACGACAACAAAGACTTGCTGAGTGGAACTTCAAACAACACGCAGATTCATCTGTTCGTGTTGCCACTGAGCTCAACAATGCAACCAAAGAACACACTAAAAATGTATTCTCAGCTGCGTAAACTAATGGGGGACTTCGGTCCCCTTTTCTATTCCAAAGGAGGTTAACATGGGATTAGATGCACACGCTGGTTATCAAAAGCCAATGCCAGCAGACAACGTAGAGCCAATAGATGTATACGATACACTAGAAGCTCCATATTATTGGCGCAAGCATGCCAGGCTACAACAATTTATGATGGAGCTATGGCACACAAAAAAAGGAGAAGAAACACCATTGGGTGTTATGGGCTCTGATTTTAATGGTGACAACATTCTGTGGTTACTTGAAGAAGATATTCTTAAACTACAAGACGCAGTCAAAACAGAAAACTTGCCTTTCTGCCCAGACGGTTTCTTTTGGGGACATCAGTTCCAAGAAGAATCTATGCGTGAGTATAAAAACCAAGACCTTGAGTTCTGTGAAAAAGCACTCAAGTGGCTTAAAGAAGGCAAAAATGTATTTTACGATTGTTCGTGGTAAATATAAGGAGGTTATATGCATTCAATCAATCCAATTAAACTAAAAGAAGAACTCAAAGACTGCATCAATGCTGGCTACCCAGCTATGATCTGGGGTGGCCCCGGCATTGGTAAGTCTGAGATACCCGAGCAGGTTGCACAAGAGCTAGGAGTCCCACTCATTGACTTTCGTGCTAACCTGTTCGACCCTGTTGACGTGCGTGGTATTCCGTATATCAAGCAACTCAAAGAAACTGGTAAACGGTTTACATCTTGGGCTGTGCCTGATGTCTTCCCTATCGCAGAACGAGACGGAGACCGTGGCATACTCTTCATTGATGAGTTGCCCACAGCACCACCAGCAACACAAAATGCTTTCTTGCAGTTGTTGCTAACTAAACAAATCGGTGAATACAAGCTACCACTTGGTTGGCAGATTGTATGTGCTGGCAACAGACTAACTGATGCAGCAGCTGTTTATCAAATGCCAAGCCCAGTTCGTAACAGGCTTGCTCACTATGAACTCGAACCGTCGCTCGATGACTGGGTACAATGGGCATACCAAAACAAACTAGATACCGATGTTATCTCATTCATTCAATACAGACCTAACTTGTTGTCTAACTTCAATGCAGATGAGTATGCATTCCCAACACCACGTGCTTGGTCAATGGTCAGCAAAAAAATGGCACGAGCCAACACAGATCCAGAACGTCTGTTCTTTGGTGTTTCATCACTTGTTGGTGATGGCCCAGCTGGTGAGTTTGTTGCGTTCAAAGAAATTGCTAACAAGTTGCCTGATGTTGATATGCTTATTGAAGATCCATTGGCGTACAAAAAAGATGACAATCCAGCACTATTGTATGCTCTATCTACTGCTATTGCAGCTAGAGCAGAAGATGACAAAATGGAGAACATTATGAAGCTTAACAAAAGAATACCTATTGAGTTCCAGGTTGTACTAGTCAAAGGTTGTCTAGCAAAAGACAGACAACTAAAATCACACAACGATGTGCGTAAGTGGATCGTTGACAATGCTAATGTTGTTTTATAGGAGGTTATATGAAAACAGTTAGATTATCTGAACAGCTTAAACGCGATATTACTGACAATGCTGAAAAGAAATACAAAACAGCTAACCCTACAAAAGATTATCCAAGCGATGGTTATCAAGTTCTTAATGACCATGGCGTAATAGATAAGTCTAATCGAACACAAGAGATGTTCAAAACTATTTGGGGTTATGACTGTCCAACAAAAGTTGTTGATGATGTAAGACTTACAGCTAATATCATAAAAAAAGACTACCATGGTGAAGAGTATAAAGATGAAGAATCTTTTACCGTGCCTTGTGGTTCTGTAGATGTGCCTAGTTTTCTTGTAGATTATGGTACTTTGAAACTTAAAGTTGAGCCAACAGATCCTACAATTGTAGAAGCTATGCAAGTTAAAGACTTTAATGATAAAAGATATGACAAGATGAAAGCTCAAACAATGAAACTAAAGGAAGTTATGAGTAGATTTAGTACTTTAAATCAACTAATTAAAGCTGCTCCTTATATCAAAGATCTTGTTCCACAAGAAAAACTTACAAAAATGCACGAAGCAGACGATCGTACAGCTAGACGTAAAGAGCTTGCAGAAATTGCAGACAATGAATTACAAGATTTACGTGAAACACTGCTTGAAGATGCACTACTTGGAGATGATTAATGAATCAATTATTTGTAAAAGCTAGATCTCGTCTGATACTAGACAGTCCGTTCTTTGGTACTTTGTGCCTGCGACAAATACCTACAGAGTGGGAAGAACAAACAGGCGCTGTAGATGGTAAGCATTTGTTCTACAATCCTAAATGGTTTGAAAAGCTTACAGAACTAGAACGTGTGGGCTTTCTAGCGCACGAAGTTATGCATCTTGTTCTTATGCACCACACCCGTAGACAAGAACGTAACCCACATAAATGGAATGTAGCAGCTGATTACGCAATCAACAATCATTTGATTGCAGAAGGTTTTATTCTGCCGAAAGGCGGACTTGTAGATGATCAGTACATTGATATGTCTACCGAACAAATTTACAATCTTCTACCGGAACCTCCTTCGGGCTGGGACTCAGAATTTTGTGATGCCGGTAAATGTGGCGGTGTACTGGACGCTGCAGGATCAGACGGTACAGCTGCAACACAAAGTGCTATTGAATCTGAACTACAAGTTGCAATCAATCAAGCTGCAGAAGCAGCAAAAGCTCAAGGTAAATTGTCCGCAAACATGGAGTCTATTGTTACTGATGTAACAGATCCAAAAGTTGATTGGAAAAATGTGTTAGCTAGGTTCTTACGTGCTAACAATAAATCAGACTTTACTTGGCAACGCCCAAACAGAAGATTTATTGGTCAAGGTATGTATTTGCCATCATTGCACAATCCTTGTCTTGAACAGATTGCAATTGCTGTTGACACATCAGGTTCTATATCTGAAGAAGAACTAACACAATTCACTACAGAAACTTCGTACATTCTGCATGATCTTAATCCTGAACGTATACAATTTATACAATGCGATGCAGAAATAAACGAAACAACAGAATACACACGTGAATCGTTGCCACTTAAAGTTACCTACAAAGGCCGTGGTGGTACAAGCTTTGCGCCAGTTATTGATTATGTCAATGAGCATCATCCTGATGTTGCTGCTCTCGTGTATCTTACTGATCTCGAAGCTTATCAAGACGACTTTGGAGATAAACCACATTATCCAGTTCTTTGGGTAACAACTAATGCTGAGGAGGCACCTTATGGAGAAATTATCAAAATGTAAACAATACATTAGTGAGTTTGGTGTATCTGTGTTGACCGGCACAGCTATACTATTTTTATTATTCGGTCTTGCAACGAGTATCCATTATTCGTTGATCTTGCTCGGTGTCGGCGTCGGCCTCGGGTGTATATTTTATTTACTATGGAGGATTATCTAATGGGAAATATTGTTGGCACAGTAACCACAGCTATGTGGATACTAATCGAACTTATTCAATTTGCATATATGGCCTACTTAATGTGGCTAAGGAGAAATGATGTTACTGGTAGGCATACTGTCCGCGCTCGGACTGCTTTTGCTGGCGCTTAAAGCCGGTGGACGTAAAACAATTGGTAATGACGTTTTTGTAGACGTTTTAATTACCGTCACTCTTATGGTGTGTTTCTATGGCACTTTCAGTGGCATGGCTGCTGCTATGGTTGGTGGTTTGGTTGCTTCTCTTGTTTTATTTACTATGAAGAAAACTATGACGCATGAAAAACTTGTAGTTGTAAAAGAAAAAGTAGAAATGCCGCTTGGTATAAAAATTATTAAACCAAAAGTTACATGGCAAACTATACACCCAAGTTGGAGAAAATAATGAGTATAAAAAAACAAGAACAAGCTCATAACAAACTATATAGTGACTTAGACGATATAAGTGCAACAGCTTTAGAATGTCTAAGTCCTATACATGTTATAGCATCTGGCATAGATTACTATTTAACTCAAGCATACAAATCCGCTCCTTCGCCAGAGCAAGCGGAAGTGCTTATTGACGCATCTGTAAAAAGAGCAAAGGAGGAAAACAATGGCTAGTGTGCAATTATCACAAAGACTAAAAGAAAATATCGTAGACAACTTTTCAAAAGAACTAGGTAAAGCCTATCGAAAGAAATACGATGTTGAACAAGCTTTACAAACTGTAATAGAAACCTTAGAAAATTCTAGTGATTATCTACAAGATTTAATTGCTATGGAGAAACAATATCAACTTATGTTACCTGATTTGCGTAATACTTATGGTATACAAACACAGAACTATGGTGCAAAATTGAGAGAACATATTCTTACCCCAAACAAACATATTGGTATTGTCTGCAACCCAAAACGTTCTAAAGAAGATAATTTTACAGTTCTTGAAGGCTGGGCGGTGCCTCATACAGATCAGTATTCTAATGAACGAGCAGGCCAAAACCATGTTGAAGGAGATGTAGCAATTAAAATCGAAAATCTTAATTACTATTATCCAAAAAACCTTGAACTTAGATATTACAGTGGTTGGCGCGATAGCGGTCCTTATGCACCTCAATCTGTAGGACATGTTCTTTTACTTAGTGATCCAGAACTATGTAATGCTTTTTCTCCTATTGGTGAAATAGAAGATAGGATTGGCAGAGAAACATCTGCTTTTAAAGAGGCGTTAGATAAAAAGAATACTCTTAAACAATTCTTAGACGATGTTCCAGGCGGTTCAAGTTTAGTGCCTAAAGAAGATATACAACGTATGTCTGCTAAACCTAAACCAAGAACTGCTACTAAATCTATTGTTGATACAATACCTGACGAGTTGAAAGAATCAATGAATGAGGTATTATTAACTAATAAACTAATGGGGGACGACTAATGGAATTAGTAAAAGAAAAACAATGGCAGTACAATACAGATCTTTCATATGAGGCAAATATGAGTAACTGGATTGATGCTGTTCATTTTGAACGTAAAAAATATTATGAAACTGCATTGACGCATGAACAAGCAACAATGAAGTTTAAAGAATTATATCCAAGGAATGAATATGGGCAGACTTAAATCAGCAATGATGGACATAGGTGAAGAAGCCATGACTCATGGTGTTGAACCTACTGCTAGCAAATATGCTATGTCTACCGATGATGTACAACTATGCATCATGTTTTCATGCGCTTACGACGGCAGCTGGACAGACTTTGTAAGAGAACATCCAGATTTTGATCCTCGTAATGGCGTAAATATACATTAAGTTT